CTGGCGCATTAGCAACAGCAGGTATTGAACCTGTGGCGTCAACCTCCCTCACGATTACAGAAGGGCTAACTGAAAAAGCCATATTTCTCTCCTTTTTTAATATCAAAATAAAATAATAAGTCTTATATATTTATATTTTGGGGTTGGTTGTATTACTATTTATAGGTTGACGGGTTTCCAGTATGAATTATCATCGGCATTGCCATCATTAATGTAGAAAAATGGCATAACCATATCATCTAATTCGTCGTCTGTCTTTTCTCTTAATTTATTTAATGTATTTATATCAGTCATTTCAGCAAAATAGCCCTGATCGGACAACCATGCAAATAAAACTAGAGTCATAACAAGGTCATCGTGAGAACCTTTTTCAGCAGCATAGCTATTATTTTTCTTTGAAAATCTTCTCAATTCGTCAATAGTGTTTTCGTCACAAATAATTAACTGATTTTGTTCTATAAGAAGCTTCAAGATGGAGCATCCAATAATCTTTACCTTTTCAGATGTTCTAATACCTCTGTCTACGTTTCTACCAAAACCACCTGATATTCTTTTACCTGAACGCCCATTAGTTTCTGTAGAAAGAACATTCTCGTAACCAAAGTCCATCCACAAACTGTCTGCTACCTGTCCACCAATATCGTTAACTTCTATCAAAACCATCGCTTCATTATATTTCTTTGCGAAATTATGAATAACCGCAGCATAGTCAATTGGACCTATTTCATTGTTTCTATAAACACATACCTGTTTGTAAGGCATCTCTGTAACGTCAATAATTGAAAATGCAGAATAGTCCAAACCTTTTCCACGCCCAACGTCTGAAATAAGAGCATATTGTCTGTCAGCTTTGACTTGCTCATACTGGAATATATTATTTGAATGTTGAAGAGGTCTTTTTGCAACCAAATTGGACAAACCTTGAGATGAAATCAAAGTGTCAGAGCTACCAATGAATGAGCAATCAAATTCCTGATTGAACTGATCGTAGTTCCAACCTAAGCTGGCAAGAGCATCTTGTTTCCATTTTTCATCTCTACCCGGCACACGATCCCATTTAACTTCAATATAAATGAAACCATTTTTTCCAACATTAGAGCCTGCCTTTTCCGCTTCTGGCGAAATTTCCATGGCTTCGGTGCATATCTTATAAAAATGATTCATACCTTTGGGGGTTGATGTTAAAAGAACTTTACTTTCTTTACCAGATGAAATTGTAGGATAAACTGAGGCGTAGAATTCGTCCCAATTTTCCAAGAATGCTGTTTCGTCAATATACAAAAACGCAACAGCTTTACCACGAATAGCAGATGAGCTAGAGGCAGCAGCCAGAACTTTACATCCATTTTCTAATTCAATAGAACCTTTATTCCATTCCATAACACCTTGTTGCAAGAATTTAGGAAGGTTTTGATATGATATTTGAATTCTGTCCATAATTTCACGTGCTGCGTCAGCTTTGTTAGCAAGTAGAGCAACAGTTTTATGTTCATTAAATAGAATGTAGTGTAGAATAATTGCGGATGCAGATGTAGTTTTACCAGACTGTCTAGCAGTGTTGACTACAACCCTTCTATTATTTGTAATTGATGTTATAATTTCTTTTTGATAATCGTAGAGTTTAATAGGTATCAAACCTTCATTCATGTTTACGATGTAGATATATTTCTCTGCAAAGTAAATTGGGTCTTTGGCGCACTTTTGAAACTCCATAAGCATTTCATAAGTCCACTCAATTTTCTCTCCATGTTTTTTTAATAGCGGGTTGCCTAAGTAACCGCCACTGTCTTTCTTTTCTGCCATTTTATTCCATATATACCTTATTAAAATTCCTCAAATCATCCACTTCGGATGTTGAGGTTGCTATTATTTTTGATTTTAAATTTGTTGCTAGGCATGGATATATACTGACCATGCAATCGTAAAAATCGTATAAATCTATATTGTCAAGCAAAACAACGTCGAGGGAATACCCGCGCATCTTGTGAGTTTCACTAGTCCCAAATGCTATTATAGAATTTATTTTTTCACTTGCGATTTCTTTTTTGTCTACTTTTGAGATAATTTTATCATCACCGCTCTTACTGATTATCAAATTGACTATTTCATCTCTTTTGGAAAGAGAACTACTGTAGTCCTTATCTATTATCAGTATTCTAAAATTACCTTTTAGAAAATGCTCTGCTGCTAGTTCTATTAACAGAGATGTTTTTCCTGCGCCTCTTTTACCTATTACTAATGTTTTATTTGTGAATAACGAATTAAATCTGTCACTAAAAGCTTCCATATAAACCTCATTTTTTAAGTGTTTTTAATATTTCTGCTGTAGTTAAAATGACAGTGTTATTTGTTGTGTTGTTAGTAATACCGTTAGCATCTCTATTTTTCATAGTTTTTGCGTCACGCTTCATGTTGGACAGGTTAGCCATTTCTTTGTTAGCATCAACTAGAGTTTTGAGTAATCTAGAAGCAGAATCAAATGCAGTTGGATTTTCTGTCTGAGTGGCGACGAGAAGTAATTTCTCAAACGCCCAATGACCATCCACTATCATTTTAGAAACGTTTTTCTTGGCCTTAGTAACATCATCAATATATTCTTTATCTATTTCAGATTCAAATATAGCAACATCATTTGTATCATTGTCAATAATTTCAGCATGTGTTTCTTCATAATCAACCAATTCATTTGATTGAGTTGTTTCATTCTCGGTCACGTCTTCTGCAATAGTTTCTTCAACTATCTCTGCGTCTTCTATCTCAGAGTTAACGTCATCTCTCATGTCAGGCATACTAGGCAAGCCCAATGCCTTTGATATGATATCATCGCTCATTTAATTTTCCTATAGTTTTCCATTGGTTCTGTGAGGATCAGGATTTTGGTCTGATAAGCCTTTTTCAAGTAACTCTTCAAAGGTGTGCAATTGTTTCAAATAATCCCAATCATCATCAATATTTATAGAAACATAACTTACGGTTTCATCTATGTTCTTAGTTGGTTCACCATTCGCATCCATTCCCGGTTGAACAGTGATAATAGAACCAAGATAATTTTGATCGAAAGCACTTGTTTTGGATAGCTTATTTTGAACATCCACAAATTTAATGACCTTACCGTGTCTGACAGGACCGAAGTAATATCCTTTCATGGTAAACATTAATGTCCAAACCATAACTCTACTTGATTGAAAGTCGCCGTCATATGCGTCTGTAAATGTCACTTGCTCCAAATCTATTGAGATATCAACTGGTTCTTCTAGTCCATCTATCAAATAAACAGAAGGTGTATAGCTAGGCTGGAAGAATGGAATAATTTGTTCAATTATTTGAATGCCGTCTTCCATGTTCAAGGCAGTCACATGCAAAGTAAAGTTTAATATATAAGGCGTTGGAGTGTATACGAAATCGTTTCCGTCTGGGCCTGAAACTTTCAATTTTTGAATCTGCGAAACTCTTCTTTCTGGATCATATGATATGTTCTCTAGATCAAAAGACATTCTAGGAAGTAGAATTTGATATTTTCTGTCTAGATTAGGATCAGCGGTGTTCTTCAAAAGGAATTTCTGCCAAGGTCCAAAGCTTATCGGAACCGGCAAAGATTGAACCGGCTCTCCGTTTGTGTCGTAACGATTTATTGTTAGTTTATTAAAAAGGCTACCAAATACCGCAACATATTTTCTTGTAAGCTTGTTATAAAAATGATTCGCAAAGGCCATAGTATATCCTTATTTTCTTATTGATGTTATATTGATATCCTTGAATGGATCAAAGTCACTAGTGTTTATCAACTCTTCTGACTCTTCTTCGAAGAATATGTTTTTAGATATTGGATCAATATCATGAAGAGTTTCCATATCTGCGATATTATCAGTTCTGCTAAATGCATGATGCTCATCTATCATTGGGACTTTGGTATCAAATCTTTCATTTGAGAATTCCATCAATTCACATTTCAAATCATAAACAAATAGTTTGCCGCCTTGGTATAGAACAGATTCATGTTCAACAAAGTTAACCTTGAAAAATTTATCGTTCATGGGGAAATATACCAAATCTCCCTCGCGCGGTCTTTTTATGTCAGGATCAAACTGGCAAACATGTCTTTCGAAAGTTTTTATTGCAACAGTGAATACCAATTGGTCTTTAATCTCAAGACCAAATTTGCTCATTATGTCACCGTCGCCTTCAAATGAATCAAATGATTTTAGATACATTTCCATCTCGAAAGCTCTGTCAAATGTTGACAAGGAAGCTTCGTTAAGAATATCATCTACATTGTCCAAACGTCTTGCAACATAATATGTATCAATTCCAAAAATTTGGATTGATTCTACTACAAGATTGTTTATTAACTCTTGTTCATTTGCAGAGCGGTAGTTATTGAAAAAACGATTTGTTGCCATTTA